AGTTCCATGTCTCTTTTGAGTTCTTTACCAGCTTTAGCTATTTGATAAGCTAGTTCAGAATCTCTACCTGCGTGATTTACTGCTTCTTGTGTTCCAGATACCATAACAGGTTTGTAAGAAATCTGTGTATAGTTGAAAACACGAGAAGTTGCAGATAACGCAGCACTTGGAGAATCATCTCCTTCTATTTGAGCATTTGAAGCTGCTGTTGCTAATGAGTCAGTTTGCCATTCGTGCTTTGTAGATTCAGCATTACCTGAACCAATTGAAGACATGAATGGTGTATCTGTTGGAGAGATATTATAGATTACGTTTTGTAAATCTTCTCTGTTACCCACAGCATCATACGTTTCAAATGTATTTGTTGCTTGTGCCATTATTACACCTTTGTGTTAAAAGTTAGTATTAAGACTATGACATTAAAGATTTGATTACTGCTGCTGCATCATCAACTCTACCTGTCCTTTTTAGTCTTGCTCGAGTTTGCTTTACTTTCTCGCTATTAACTTCAGACTTGGTACTTGGTGTACCAGGTTTTTGCATCTTAGGAACAACTTTAGCTTTCTTATTAGCAATTTTAGCTGCTAAAAGATTTTCATACATCATAGCTTTATGAAGTACATCTACTGATCTAGCATCAATTAGACTATCAACTTCCTGTTCGGTAAACCCTTTATTAAGAGCAAAAGACTTAATATCTTGTTTAAGTTTAGGTCCTTTCTCTGGGTCATTCCATTCAGGTAGTCTTTGAGCCATAACTTCCTGCTGTCTAGCAAGTTCCTCATTCCACTTACTTTGCATTTCTGCTTGTTGTTTCTGTGCAAGTTGTTGCTGTTCCTCAGCAACTAACCTTTTATTTTCCTGAAGTTCCCTATATTGGTCTCTTTTTAGAGCATATTCCATAGGATCTTCTTCCTTGAGTTTAGTCCAGTCCACCGATTTGAACTCTTCTAATTTAGAATCGGCTTGTGTGTTAAATTGTTCAAGTTGCGATTGGTATTGCTGTCTTTCTTGTTGAGTCGCAGCGAGTTCTTCTTCCATCTTTTTGCGTTGCTCTGCCAATACTTGACTTTTTCTAGTGTAATCAGCTTGTCTACTATAACCTGCCAAAAGCTCATCTTCGTTGACCTGTGTATCCTTACCATCTATTTTGACAGTATATACTTTAGGTTCTCCAACTTGTTGTTGTTGATTATCATCGACAATATCTTCCTCAGTCAATTGACTTTCAGCAAACCTTTTTTGGTCTGCTTCTAAGTCTTCTGTTGTTAGATTGACTGGAGTATTTTCAACTGATTCGGCAACATCCATTGCCTGTTCAGAAACCATATCCTCAGTTTCTGTTTCTTCTTCAATTTCTTTGGGTTGTTCTTTCGAAGCCCTCATGGAATCAAGAAGTGCTCTCTGTGCTGATTCAACATCAGTTACAGGAATTCCACCATGCTTACTTTCCTTCATAGGTATATTATCGTCACTCATCACTTACCTCCTTTGCGTTCTTCTTCTAGTATTTGACCATTTTCTAATGTTTGTACTAGAGTATTTTTAACTTCTAAGATGGCTCTTTGTTTGTGATAAAGTGCTTCTCTACCTTCTGTGTCCTTAATATCTGTAGATATCCATTGTTGGTATCCACCATTAAGTACAGTATTAAATGCTGCTATCATTTGAGGATTTTCAAGTAATAACTTTGCATCTTGCCCAGCTTTAATCTGAGCTTCTTTTTTGTCTTCCATTGTTTTCTCCTGGATTCTATCTGCTTACGCAGGTGTAGTTGATCGCTGTATTAGCTTTTTTTTGTTAAAGATTCTTCAGTAATATACCAAGGAATCTTCTTTTTGCCTGATAACCATCCACGAATATCATTAGGTTTATTCCCTGTATTCCTGAATACGTCTTCGACAGAAAGTCGGTTTTGTAACATGAATTTTTCTAATTCTTGTCTTGTCATATTTGTTTAAGTTTTTCTATTGTTGGATTCTTTTGTTTAAATTCTTTTGCTAAATCAACATGAGCTAACTTAGCAGATGCCCCATTAGGATGTCCTAAAGATATGTAATGGTCATACCTGTCAGAGTAATATTTACTACGTGCTATGCCTTCTTCTTGTTTTTGCTTTTTGATTTTGGAAATCCTGCTTTCATATTCGCATAAGCTTTAGCACTTATGGTAGATTTAGATTTAGGTCTACTTGTACCTGCTTTTTTGCGTTTATTTATATTGTAATATAATCCTTTTTTAGCCATAAATTCCACCTCTTCCTTGCATTCTTTTTTTCTTTATAAATCCTTTTGCTCTTTTAGATAAGTCTTTAAAATGTACTACAGGTTTAGATGTCTTAGTATGAGTTTTTCCTGTGTGTATTTTACCACCAGGCATTTTATGTACTGAACCTTTGTGTTCCTTACCTGTTTTAAAATAATGTTTGCTTTTAGCTCCCATTAGTATCCTTTCTTTTTAGGTTTTTTACTTTTATGTTTTTTACCACAAGCCATTATAATAACCTCAATATTTCTGTAAATTTATCACTCATTAAGACAAAAACAACAATAGCTCCATAAGCTACGTATTTAAATCTAAACACCTCAATCTTAACGTCTTTCATATCGTCTTTTAAATCATCTATATCTGATGCAATATGTGCCAAATGATTTGTTTTAATCAAATGCACATCTTGTTTGAGTAATTCTAATTCTGTATTGATATCCTTATCGTTCATGCTAGTGGCAACCTCTTGCGTTTTGGGTACATATTGAGTGCCATAGCAACTGCTTGTTTCTGTGGCTTTCCTTCTTTTCTTAGAACTTTAATTTTTTTAGAAATAAGTTTAACTCTGCTCTTTCCTTTGTAATCAGGTTTAAACTTAGGATAAGCCATTATGTTGGTCCTATACCAACAGGTCTATTTTGTACTGCTTCTAGGGCTAGTTCCTGTTCATTAAGTTCTAATTGAGATTTTTTCAACTGTAGTTCTTGTTGCTTAATTGCTAGATCAATCGCAGCTTCTTCTTGTTTAAGTTTAAGTTCTTGTGCTTTTAGTTGCGTATCTATTTCTAGTTCTTGAGCTTGTAATTGTAATTTTTGTAATTCTACTTGTGCTTTTTGTGCAGCAACCTTTTCATCTAGCGATGGTTCTGGTGGTGCTTGTGGTGGCATCATTTCAGGATTAGATATAAATTGATCTGTATTTTTATATCCTGCCTGTGCAATATATTCACTTACTGCGTTATATAAATTCTTAGGTGTAACCAAACTACCCATAGCTCCATTTTGTACTAATGTGCCAAGTATCTGCATAATAGATGACATAGTTGTTGTTTTGGATTGTTGTGAACCACTACCAATACCTACATTGACAGTACAATTTAGTTTTTCTTTCCATCTTGATACATCAATCGGTACAAACTTGCCATTGAGATAGAACATTTTTTGTCTATCTTCGTATCTTTGTACTAATGCGTATATGTTTCTAAATAAATCTTTAACACCTGTTTCTGCAAAAATACGAGCAATAAGCTCAACTCTTTGCATTGCAGACTCTGTAGCTGCTGAAATCGCACCTGATGTCACATGTGAAGTTAATACATCAGGATTGAGACCTTGGGTCATTTTAGATACACCACTTCTTTCTTCTCTAATACCATCTAGGTATTGAACCATTTGGAACGCATAAGGTTGGATTTGTGGTGTAGGTAAAGCTGTAACAGCACCTGGTGCTCTCATTCTAACAATACCACCTGGTCTTGATGTTAATAAATCATCCAATTCTACTTGTCCTGCTAATACTGCATAACGTGCATTATTGGTTAGATACATGTTATCTAACAGGTTACGCATAATAGTTGACTTAATTAGTTGGATATCTTTGACAGTATCTGCAATAGACATGCCATAAAACTTATGTGGAATAGGTAATGGACAAATAGCAGAGAAAGGAATCATGTCGATTTCTTCGTTATCTAAGATATATTGTCCACCTTTTGTAATCTTTCTGAGTTCTGCTATACCATCGTTATCGTAGTCAATACGTATATAACATTCATCAATCCAAACCTTTTTGTTTGGTCCTTCACCCTCAGATGGTGGTACTGAGTCATCATCGTAGCTAAATCGTGCTAATCTTTCTTCATTAAGTTCTGCTTCGCTATTAGCATAGCTAGGTATATCATTAACAATGTTAGGATCATAACCTTCAGCGATTAAATCACTTACTGATTTTTTAACCCTATGACAGACAAAGTCTGCATCTTCTAATGATGATGCTCTACGTGAAACTAAAAATTCTTCTGGTGGAACTGCCATAACTCTGACTTGTCCATACCCTTTATAACATTTGGCTTTAACATCGTGTTCAACCACTTTAGGACTAACTAAATTGCCGAAATCATCTGTAACTGCTTTCTGTACAACTGTTTCTGTATGTTCTATAACTTCATAATCATCATTTGCTAGGATTGATTGGTACTCGATCTCAGTTAGGTTTGTATACGTTTCAGTATGAACTTCCTCTTTTTCTTCCCAGAAATGTTTAATTACTCCAGTCTTGCTGATAAGTGCATCCTTAAAGGCATCATAAAGGATCTTAAACCCATTATTTTGCTTGTTAAATACATAGTTGCAGTAGTCGGTAGCTTGTTGTGCCATTTCAACGTCTTCTGGACCTTGTGGCTCGAATTCTGCTGTGTTGTTATGTGTGGTAAAAATACGCATCAAAGATGGCATAATGTATTCAACTGTATCTCTGACATCAGTTGTAACGATTTCAGAACGACCATCAATCTCATTTCCAAACTTCTCACCAAGATAATACTTCATTGACTCCTCTCTTTGGTTGGAGAGTTCAGTATTTGCGTAGCCAGTAGCTCCTTGTATTTCGGAATTTAGCTGTGATACTAATTCGTCTTCAGTTAGTTTTCTTGGTTTTTTTGCCATTCTTTGCCTTTATTGTGTCTAATTCTTTTTGTAGTTTGTCTAGCTTTTCTTCTAGTTCTTGGAGCTTATAAGCCATTTGAGTAGGTGATGCTATTAAGTTAGCCATTATTTTGCTTTTTTAAACCTTTCTTTTAATTTTCTAGCTGCCGAACCACCCTCTTTCATTAGCTTTTTACGAGCTTTTTTTTCCATATCTCTGCCGATAATTTCTGAAGCTCCAAAAAGTCCTGCTGTACCTAATCCTATGCCACCTAGTGTTTCTCCTATTTCTTTAGCTGCTTTTTTCATTGTTTTTCTAGCTGCTAATCCTACTAATGGTCCTGGCATTATTATCTCCTAAACTATCGCTACATCTGGTCCTAGTCTACCTTTACTATTCCACTTAGATGTCTCTGTTGTACTGTGTCTTAGACTCATAACTGCATAACGTGTAGCAGACATGATGTCATCCTTAATCTTTACTATTTTGCCATCTTTACGATGATATAACCTATACTCCTCAAACCAGTCATAACAGGTATTAAAGACCTTAAATTTGCCCTGTTCCATGCGAGATAACATCTCCATGATCCCTGCTTCTACTGAATTACCACCTTTCTTTTCTCCCAAAGCTGGGGGGTTCTCAAAATGAAATGGCAACATATTCACATGAGCTGTACGATACTGCTCAGCTAGAGTAATACCACTTCCTTTATCGTGTTGATATCCATCATGAGGGAAAGCTATCGGTATGTAATGACTACCTTCACGTTGATTGATGTGCGTTGCATGGTAATCAGGTGTTTGTTTTGACATCTTGTAGGTGTCGTAAACATACACGATATCTTCATCTCTATCCCATGCTACCCATACAACTGCTGTTGGATGGTCATAGCCAAAGTCGAGACCTGCGATACGAGGGTAATGAGAGGGTATAGTAAATGGTTCGCAGGTCAGATTGTCCTCTAATATCGGAAATACCAGACCACTACCTATCATTGGTATCCCTTTAGACCTCATATCTCTTTCATGAGGTGGTAATGCTTGTAAAATCTGTTCTTTCATGTCGTCAGTTAGATGGTCTGCATCTTCCCATCCTGCAGTAATCAATGCCTGTTTTGACTTCAATTCTGACGTAAAATTCTGTACTACCTCAGTCATCCCTGATTCTGGGGTAAATGTCATATAGACTTGTCCTCGTCTGTCTAGGGTACGAGTAATACATTGTGAATAGATGTCTTGTGGTGGTTCCTCATCTAGCCATACTAGATCGATACTCTCCCCCATAAATTTTTCAGCACCCATTTCATATGCTTTAAAGGCAACACGAGACCACCCACCTGATGTATGTTTAACAAGGACTGACGAATGTGCGTTTGGTACTCCAGGTTTCCTTGTAGTTTCTCCAATGAGATGTTTAGGAACTGATCCTTTTCCTTTATCTCTTGGGTTGTCTGGTTGCCCAAATAATTCTCTTTGACAGATATCACGTGTGGTTTCATTACTAGCACCACATACCCATGCTCTTATTGGCTCTTTAAAGCGTTTTCCTTTCCACCAACTAGGGTACTCACCTGTAAGATGGATAGCCATCTCCATAGCCCCTACATAGGACTTTCCCACCCTGTTTGCTGCCATAAGTAACCTTTGGTTAGCTTCTCTACCACTATCATGGAATCTTGATTGAAAAGCATAAGGTTGGTAGTAGTTTAATCTATTGGTCTGTTGGCGAGTCTTAAGAGTGGATATGATCTCATCTATTCTTTGTGTATCTGTAGACATAGTTATCCACCACCTATTGTAATGATTTTTTTTCCAATTACAACTATATCTTGTGTTTTTTGTTAGATTGAATTAGCACATCTTGTGTTTTAGTTGGGGCAAGTAGCTTTACCCCAACCAGAGAAT